TGGTAGACGCACTGTGTTCAGGTCGCAGCGCCTTCTGGGCGTGAGAGTTCGAGTCTCTCTATCCCCACCATACATTATATAAAATCAATAACTTATAACTCTTTGGTGCAGATTTGGTGCAACCCTTGCTTTTAAGAGTTGCTTCTCGGTCTTCCGGTTTTCTTAGATTTAGCCATTTTTTCAATATCAGATCGATTCCATCGAGAGCGCTGTCCATCTTTTGACACACGTTTTGGCATTTTACCATCACGATCGAGCTTTCTCACATATTCCGCTGAATATCCCAAAACTTTTGCAGCTTCAGCGGTGTTTAGTGTTAAAGGCTTCTTGTCTACAATTTCTTCCAGGCGCTCAACTTTCTCAACCAGATATTGATTCTGAGATTTAAGCTCTTCAAACATTGCAAAAATCTCAGGCATCCATCGGCTTGAGCCAACTTCCATTAAGATACCTCCATACAGCTTTCTACATCTGCGATGGCTTGTTTCATTCTGGCGACAGTGCAGGATAGGTCATCATCCCAGCGGTGCCAAAATTCAACAGTCTCGTTTTCTTCCAGTTCTTCGATCTGCTTCTTTGCAAGCTCGATAGCTTTGTCAAAGCCAAGGGCTTCTAAGTTGAAAAATTCATTTACCAACTCATGACTTTCAACAATCTGCTTTAGTTGCTCAGTATGAAACGAAAGCCCATCCTCTAGACTGCAAAAACCAAATCCCATCTCAACCAGTTCTTTTGATCGTTGAAGTCCATTTTTCTGAAAGTATTTCACTGCATCATTCATGGAGCTTCTCCCAAAGCCAACACCACACCACTCGGCAACTTGCTCAAATAGCAGGTGAATAGGTGATACAACTTATCCGCATTACTCTCATCTACCGTGATAATCCCACCAGTACCAGACATAACACGCTGTCTTGACCATCCTCGCATGTGATATGTGAACTCATTGTCATAATCCACCGCGTTTAAGATCGCATTGAATGAGCCAACATCACCAGCAGACCATGTTTCAATATATGGCTTATCTTTGGCTACAAGGTTGTCGATCTGAAGCTGGGCGAACTGAACGTTGGTTAATTGAATTTCAGTCATTTCGATCCACCTTAACTTGAACAACACCACCACAAGAAAAATGTGCATTGCTGGTCATATCTTTCGCACCATCATCTTTCCAAGTAAAGCTATCAAATGCAGCTTCAGCCACAGGGATTTCAAAAGCTGCCATTTGAGCATGCATTAACTTCAGGCCATCTTTTAACTCATCCAAGCAATCATCAACTCGATCCACAGGGATGTTTAGCAGATCTTTTAGATTTGTAATTTTGTATTCAGTCATTGGCTTGATCCTGTGCTTCAAGAATTCGATTAAATAGCCCAAAAACTAGCGGCCAATCTGTATTCCAATCATTTATTTGATCGTAAATAATATTCAGGTCTTTGGTGCTTGCAACAACAAACCCTTCCGGCACCGCTTGGGCTTTGGCTTGCTCTTTATCAAGCGTACCCATTTCAATAAAATCAGCTTCATAAAGCTTTTTAACTTCAGTTGCGAACTCCTTGAACCCAAACTCAAAAGTCTGCACACCGCGACCAAGGCGCTTTTCAACATCAGCATGAAAGTCTGAAAATTCACCGCACAAAATGCCAGTAAAGCCTGAAATTATTACTGCCTGTTCTTTTGTTAATTTCTGAATATCCATCACGCCACCTTCTTTAATTTTCATGCTGCCACCAATTTTTCATAAAATGATTCAATGGTTTCGCTTTCAAAAACAAAATATTCAAACTCGGAGCTATTGATCATGTTGACCATGATGCCGCAAACTTCTTTGATCGGGTCGCTAAACGGCAAATCATCAGATTCTTTTGAATAACCCACAGTTACAAGGTTTTCAGTAACAGATTTGATTTGCTCAACATTCAAAATCTTGTTTTCAATTTTTAAGAATTTCATGCTGCCACCTTCTGCGGATCCAACTCAGCAATGATCTGGTCAATTTTTTGATTAAACCGAATCACTGACTGCTCAATACCTGCAATATCCAAATCCTCTGCAAATACACGGATAACCACCAGCTGCAAATGCTCAGGCAGGCGAGGGTCATAGCTCACAAAGTCACACCACTTGCGACGAGTACAAGCCAATTGCCAGGTGATCTGTGGCACATATTCAGCAGGCACCTCTTTGGTCAAAACAGTATTCAGGTGAGTTTGAGAGCTTGGACATTTAGCCTCGATTTGCCCATCTTTACCCACCAACCCATCAGGACTAGCACCACTCATTTTGATAACCGGGTGATCAATCAGACCCGTTCCAACTACAAAATTACCGGTTTCATTTTCATAAGCAGCAATCGCATAAGGCTCTTGATCAATACCCCATTGCATTAGGCTTGTGGTTTTAGCCTCCTCCTGAACGCCAGTAAGGCGCTCAGTCAGAATAGTTAGGGTTAAAGCATTGTGTGCTTTGCCTTTAACTGGCTTGGCATCGATATCCTTGATTCGGCTTGCTGTAATCTTGCCACATCGATCTGCATGCCAGTCTTCACTACGCTGGTGAATGGTCATAGGTTTCTCCTTGGCGTGATAAGGCTTGATCTGCAAGTTCAGCAACCTGTTTTAAAGCAACTGAATGAGTGGTCCAGAAAATACGCTTATGTTCGCTCTTTGGTAGATTCACATAGGCAGCTTGAAGCCGTTCAGATCCATATTCAGCTTCATTCTGGAAGCTAGGTAAATGCTCATTTTCAAACTCTTGGTATCCCTCTGGAATCACATTGTCAGTCTGGCCTTGAACCGTTTTAGCGGCCTGGCAATCATCAATGCGCTTAGCCTCATCTTCGTCATAGATACCTGAGAAACCAAAAGCTACACGCGCACACTGAATTAATGCCTTATGGCGTAGCATGCGTTTTGGGTACTTCTTCCACGGCTCTGATGTGCCTTGGCATTCATCCAGGTATTCAGTCACCACTGTTGGATGAGTACGATCCTTGCGGTAAATTTTGCATGTACAGGATTCATTATCTTGTTCAAACTGAATACCATCACAAAGCGGATTATCATTAATAATCCGTGCCCAGCCATCAATCCCAACTACCGGGGTAATCCCACCACCTTTGGCTGGAAAGGCGTAAATTTCTCTTGTGAACGGATTTAGCTTATATTGGTTTGCGACAATCAAAAGGCTTACGAGCTGAACATCATTAGCGCCCTTAAAAACAGTATCAATCAGAGTTTTTTTTAGTTGCTCTGGGTCAACATCAGCCATATCAAACGCCAAAGCAACTTTGTGCATCTGGGCTAAAACAATATTATTTTGTACTGGTGCATTCATCTCAAACCACCTCTTCAAATAGTTGTTCCGCGTACTCATTCACAAGACGCTGTAATTCTTTAATTTGTTCATCCGTCAGCGTAAATGTCTGACCTTCTTCAGCTTCAAAATTCCAGACATCCAGTAAAGTCACAGGTGTATCTTTCACCACCAGCCAAGAGTCAATATCCACTGGCTCGGCATATCGCATATCACCATTCGGACTACGCATTTGCGTCATCGTGTGAGGTAACACGGGCATTGAACAATCAGCCGTTGCCCACAGGTTTTCACCAATCTGACGATACAAGCCAAAGGTCAGCACGTTATCTTCAATCGAAATGTCCAGATCCACACGGAAGCTCGGCAGGTCTGAAAAGTGCAAATCGCGGGTGAAATCTTCATTTACCTTGCAGTCAGTTACTCGGGTGCTATGACCATCGAGGCACAGGAATAAGGACTGGTTTCCGATGTGATGGATAGGACGCATTGCCGCACCACATCCACAGAATTGAGCGTAAGTGTTCATGCTGGCACCTCGGCTTTAGTTCTATAAAAACCAAATTGGCTATTTAGGGTGTAAAGCTCGCGTTCCAATTCAAGGCGTCGATTGTTTGCAATCTTGCGTTCTTGGTCTTCCTTCCAGTCGCTATTACCAAAAACAGCATCACCTAAAGCCTTAATTTTTGCTTTTTCTAAGCTACTTACATCATTCGCACACATCAGCGCATCAAGAGTTTGGAAAGGGCATCCATAGTCATAATCATCATCTGAAATAACATGAATATCTCCAACGGGAGTGCTTGTAAATGAGTATTGATACTGAGGCTCTGCTAAAGCACCGCTTAAGTACATCGCAAATCGACCTTGTGACACCCGAACAGAAAACACTTTTTCTTTTTTTACATGACTATAAATATGGTTTGATCCACATTCAGGGCACTTACCTGAATAGCCATTTAGGCTTTTACTTGCCTGGTAGTTGCAATCACCACACCACTCAGTGATTGGAGCGGTGATAGTCAAAGTTAAATCTTCCATCACTTCACACCCCCAGCAATCGCAGTATTAATCTTTTCAATCTCATAACGATCAACATAGGCATTAACCGCTTCCTCATGACGTACGACATTGAGAATGTCTAAGAACTCGACTGATCCATCATCTAACGCATACTCGACATAGATGCTGTATTCGTCAGCTTTGACAGTAGCGACACAGATCTGATTGCAATTCACGCTCTGAACTTCGTATTGCTGTGCAGCGATGTTGATTTGTGGTTCTGCCAGTTCATCAGCAGTTTTAGCAGGCTGGAAAGCGTAAGCTACTGCTATCCCCGCGCTGATTGATGCTGCAATGAATGCAGACTTGAGAATATTGGATTTAGTTGTCATACTTATCTCACTCACGTAAGGGTGGGTCATGCCTCAGGTGGTTCGCAGCACGCTGGGGCTTTTTGTTGTCTGTGAGGTAAAGATTACTTTACTTTATTAATGTTGTAAAGAGAGATTTACCTAAAAAGTAAAGTTTTATTAATTTTTATTTTGAACTATGTTTTAAGAGACAAAAGAAAACCCGCATATAGCGGGTTAAGTGAAACGTCTTAACGGTTATTGATTGGAGGCGCGTTTGAAATTTTCATCATTCATGCAGTACTCAAGACTATCTCGTAGAATGCCAACCATTCGATAGATATGCTCTGGCTTTTCTATGAAGATTTGACCATTATTTTGAACCTCTAGGCCAGCACGCTCAAGCTCAGCTTTTCGCGCTTCATCAATAGATACATTAAACTGAATAGTAGGGCGCTTGCGATTCACATCGTATCTAAACAACCACCTATTGGTTTTGTTTTGATATAAAACAGAGTAATAGCTTTCAGTGTCACGCCCCTCAAGCTCTGTCTCTGGAAATAGCTCAGTGACAATGCGAAGTAAATCTTGCTCATCTTTTGTGGTAATGATTTTTTCATTGTCAGGATTCACAATTAAATCAGGCTCTGGCAACGCCTGATTTAATTTAGTCTGATCTTCAATTGGTTTCTGCTCAACAGGCTGTGCAGTAATAATTGTTGGAGAGGATAATCCTTTAACAACTGTATCACTAATAGCCTGCTGCACCGCTTGCTGAACAAACGGTTGTATAGATTCAAGAAATTTAGTGTTTAATTGGCGCTGTATGTTTGCCTGTTGTGCAACGTATCTTACAAAATCGATATCAACTTCATTAATACTTTTTTTGATTACGACTTTAAATTGCTGAATATATTGATTTTCCTCTGCAAAGAATCTTAGTTTTTCGGCATGGAAATTATCATGCTTGAATTCAGCTAATTGAGTTAAATCTTCAGGTTGGGCTTTTGTGAAATCAATTGTTAGGAATGGTTTTTCATCCATAACATTGGTATTAATTAGGTCAGTAAAAAACCTCCACTCCCGCCCATTCGTGATAGCGCCAATTGTCACACCTAAGCTACTATTAAAATATCGTGATAACTGAGGTGCATGATTTGTTAGATCAGCAATGTAAGGCTTTGCTTCAATAAACATTACAGGTTGTCCATTGCAATACAGTGCATAATCCACACGCTCAGTTGCTTTAACTCCCGGAAAATCAGCTGCAAATTCCGCAAGAACTTTTGTCGGATCATAGGGATTAAAACCTAGAATATCCAATAAAGGTAATATTAATGCCTGCTTCGTAGTTTCTTCTGTTGAACAATGCCCACCCACCTTTTTCACATGCTCAATATGACTTTTTAATCGTTGTACAAAATTATCCATAGTTTCCCCTCTGGAATATTATCCTTACCTTGATTGGTAATTTACTTTTAATTAAATTTTTCTATAAAGACCAACAACCTTGCCAACCAATCGGCAATCTTCTGTCAGTTTGATAATCTGTTCAGGCCAATCTGGGTTGAGTGGCTGAAGGTATTTATCGCCACCTTCGATAATTAATTTCTTGAAAGTCGCTTCTGATTCACCGCAGCAAGCAATAATCACCAGATCATCTGTTTGCAAATCAAAAGTCTGTATATCAGGATTCACATAAATGCGGTCACCAGGCTTAAAGTCTGGCTTCATGGAATTACCAACTACCACCAAGCCATACCCATTTTTTCCACACTCTCTGATAGGTGGTAGATATTCATCTACCTCTACATCCCTAAGTACGGTTTCAATAGGATCAAATGAACCGGCAGCCACCCACGAAATAACAGGTACAGGGCGGCCTTCAATAGGGATTTTTTGAGATAGATCGATGTTGTTATCAAGCTGGGACTTTTCTAAAGTCATAGGCGCTTTTTCACCAGCCAGCCATCGTGAATTAACTTTTAGGTAAGTAGCAGCTTTAACTAAATTAGAGCCACCAATCTCTTGAGTTGGTCCTTTAAACCACAACCCAATATTCACTTTGCTAACCCCAACATACTCAGCCAAGTCGGTGTTTTTAAATTTTTTACCTGTCACTTGCTCGTAGTGCGCTTTTGCTTGCGCCATTCTCTCTTGAAGGGTGCTCATGAATAAAAATCCAATTTTATTGTAAAGATAGCTTAACTTTTCGAATGTAAAGTTTGCTTATGTTTTTAAAGTAAAGTATTCTTAACTAATTAAATTAAACTTAACGGAGTTAAGGATGAGAATTGAGATGAAAACAAGTGATGTTTTAGCTCGATTTAACGCACCTAAAGTAGCTAAGACACTAAAAATTACTCGTCAAGCTGTTTACCAGTGGGGCGAATTAGTGCCTGAGAAGTCAGCATTCAAGCTTTTAGCTATCGACCCAAATATTCCACACCACAAGGTGGTCTAAACCAATTATCACCAAATAAGCATTTGAAATAAATGTGAATAAACAAAGGGATTCACACATGGAATTTAGTAAAGAAGCGCAAAGCGCAATGTACAAGATGATTCACCAGACACCAGGTATTGATCCAAAGCAAATCGCTGATGTTTTAGGTGACTCACATAAAACTGTTTTGAATTATGCAAATCCGAATATGGATTACCTTCCAAGCCTGAAGAAATTCGAAATGATGCTTTCCTTCACTGGCAATCCAGTTGTTTTGCGTGCATGGGCGCATCAATTGGGATTGGCCTTGATTCCTACTGGTTGTGACGGCAGTAAACATCACGAGCTATCAGTGATCGAGGCAATGATGCAGGGAAATATCTGCAATGGACAGGCAAATCAAAAAGTATATGAAGCCTATGAGGATGGCGTAATCACACCGCAAGAATATGAAGAAATTCACAACATCTTTCAGCGGATCATCGAGTTTGCTACAGCGGCAGATCAGGCGGCCTTCAAACAAATGAAGCGCTACACATCAAATGCACAAAATGAAAAAGCCTGACGGTCGAGGTCAGGCTTTTATATTCAAAACGCTTGGAGAGCTTTAAATATGAAATCAAATTTAGCACATGAACCACCGCTACCTCAAGGGCAAGTAGTTCATTTTCCAAAAAATGAGCGCAAAGCTATGTCGAATAAAGAAGAGCGCTACACCAAGATGCCAAATGGTTTAATTGATGGCCAGATCATGGCCCAGTTAAATGACAAGGCATTCAAGTGTTTAATGTTTGTTATGCGTCAAACCATAGGGTTTGATCGTGTATCACATCCAATTGCTATCACTCAATTTCAGAAATATTGCGGTATTAAAAAACGCGATACGGTTATGTCATGTATTCGCGATCTGGAAGAACTTGGTCTAATTAAAGTTGAACGTGAAACAGGTTGTTTAAACGAGTACCAATTTACTCCTGACCAGTACCGCGAAAAGGGACTAGTACCGAATGAGGGTAGTACCCCTAAAGGGGATGGGACTAGTACCACCAAACAGGACGGGACTAGTACCGCGAAAGGTGACGGGACCAGTACCGTTGAACGGGGCACTATTAAAGAAACATTTAAAGAAACATTTAAAGAAAACTTTAAAGAGGAAAACGCGCAGGAAAATCCTGTTGACCAAGTGCTGAATCTCTGGACACCAGATTTGCATTCCCTGAACTCATGGTTACAACGAGCAGGCGAAATGCCAATGACTCAAGACCTGATCAACCAGATCTTACTTGAAGTGAACGCTCACTACGAACCACGTTTGAAAGCTGGATTGATTACAGACACCCAAATGTATTCAAACTTCGTGAAGTGGATCAAACGCAAATTCACGCCAAAAGCACCAGCCTTCTCTGAAAAACAAAATTCAGGTTTAAACGTGAATACTGCCTGGAACAATCAGCCAGCACCACATCACGCTCCAGTGAATTCAATTGTTGAAATTCCGGAGGACTTCGTATGAACGCAATGCAATCGATTTCTTTTGGCTTGAAACCAGTTCAGGAGTTTTGCAACAAGCATCACATCGCCATGGTTCAAGCTGGTCCATATCACAAGTGTCCACAGTGCTCGGTTGAGTTCCATGCAGACCAACTTGCAAAAGCACAGGTCGAGGTAGATCGCATCGTACGTGAGAAACACTTTGCGGGCGCGATGCTTCCAGAGCGCCATGCTGAATCAGGTTTCAGAAATTATTTTATCCAGCACGAAGGGCATAGCAACGCACTGAATCAGGTTGTGGTTTTCGCTAAAAACATGGTGAGCGGTCATAAAAACAACCTTGTGATGGTTGGACCTACAGGAACAGGGAAAACCCATCTGAGCTGCGCAACAGCACGAACGCTGCTGAACAAGGGTAAGCATGCACGCTACATCACCAGTGAGGATCTGGCACAAAAAATCATGGATGCGTGGGATAAGAAAATTGCCGATGTTACTGAGAAATCCGTGATTCATGAGTTTACGCAGTACGACTTGCTGATTCTGGATGAATATGGGCTACATGACCGCGATAAGCGTCGTGAGTTGGTGCACAAGGTTTTGTATGCACGTTATGACCGTATGAAGCCAACCATGCTGATTTCAAACTTAACCCTTGAGGAATTGAAAAAAGACTTGGGTGACCGTCTATGGTCGCGCTTTCAGCAAGGTGGATTGGCAGTGGTTGAGTGTAACTGGATGGATCAGCGCGTAGGGAAAAGCGCAGGGGGTGGGGTGTGAAAAATAACGCAGAAAAACTTCTAAACCTTGTAATTCAGGTTGAAAAGCTAAACCAAGAATACAGGGCGATATCTGAAAAAATCAGCGGACACGCTAATGATTGCTGGTCAGAAAAGCTTTCAACCGAAGTTTTCCCTCTTGTTGAAGCAATACAACCATGCCTCACAGACTGGCTGGAAAAGAAAATTGAAATTGATTACCAAAATTGCCCGGTAACTGGTCGTGAATATGAAATTAAAGTGCCGTATTGGGTTGCACCTCGCAAGACCGAGGAGGACTGCCCTCACTGTTATGCAGCGTTAAAGCTAATCGAGAAACGCAAAGATCTTAGGAAAAAGCGCGGTCGGATCAAGGCGCAGATAACCAAAATCGCTAAAAGTGAAATTTTGAAATTAGGGGGTGGGGTGTGAGTGTAATTTCTGAATACAAAGACTCAAGCGGTCTTACAACTTATCCAACGCCGCTTACTGATCATGCGTTTGCTGGGTTGAATAAGCAGGAAAATATCGACTTCAAAATCTGGCTTGGCTTGATTGGTGAAAATGAAATTGAGGTTGCGGCTGATCAGAAGCTAGAAACCTATTTTGTTAAAGCTTTCAAAGAGCAAAAAGAAGATCGCTGTCAGTACATGAATCCGGCTCAAAAAACATCTCTTATTAGCTTTTGGTTTTTACATGCTGAGGCAGATCGAGTATTTGCAGGCTTGAGACATGGATGTGAATTTTGGCAGCTGGTTGATTGGGTGCCAACTCAAGAGGAACTCAATAAAGCGTTCCCTGCGCCTGAATCGCTAGAACTTGAATATGCGCCACCAATGGAGCTGGTAGTTAAGCCAGAGCCGGTAAAGCAACCTAAGGCGAAAGCAAAACCAGTGCGTGATGAATGGACTTTGGATTTATTCGGGGGTGTGGCGTGAACGAAATCCTTCAACAAAGAATTGAATCGGTACAAGCCGGCAAAAATATAACTCATGCTCAGATTGAAGCTAAACGCAGTCTACGTGAGCAACTTGATAGTGATCTTGAGGCATTTCTGAAAAGTGGCGGGAAAGTAGAAACACTGCCACAAGGTTATTCGGGTGAGTTTACATCTCAGTTCAATGGCCGACCTGTAGGGGATACCCAGAAGACCATGCGCGCAGTTATGGCGGCAGCTATAGCCTCCGCCAGTGCAAGACGTAATAACCCAAATGTCATTGCTCGCAATAAGGCCAGAGAGGAAGGCCAAAAGCATTTCCATGGTGCTGAATGTGTGAGTTGTGGCGGTACGCTTCGCTATACCAGTACCAATAGTTGTTTCTCATGCAACAAGGCGTCAGCAGTCAGGAACTATAAAAAACGGATGGAGAGAACAGCATGAATTTAACAATCGAACAAATGCGGGAAATTGTGGATGAGGCGCCTGAGGGTTGCGATGCTTATGAGACAGATACACACGTATTTGATTTGGATGAGTTGAGAGCAGCCATCGACGACCATGACCGCACGGACTATGTGACTGATATCAAGAATCATATCGGCCCTACTACAGTGGTGATTGAGAGATGACAAACTTTAGGAAGTGGTTCAAAGGGGAATGTCCGGGTGGGCATACAAGTGGTTATTACTTTGCTCACAAAGCTTGGCAGTACAGACAGCAGGAAATAGATCAGTTAAAAGCCCAACTCAACAACATGGAGGCTTGTTATATCGAGAAGAAGAAAGAGTGTGAGGACCAGCGCTTAATTATTCAAAACTACGAGCAAGGGAAAGAATGCCTTGATGAGAAAAATGCCGAACTGCAAAAACGGATTGACGGGGCAATTAAGGACTTAACAAGACCTTGCTATACGCAAGCTGGAAAGATTGATGATGCACTAAAATCCCTGCGAGGTGCCAATGACTAATCTTCGTATTACCGCAGCACAGGCACGCAAAGCCGGACTAGGCCCTCGATTTGGTGTAACAGCCAAGTCGGGGAAAAAGAAATCTAATCCAGATCCAATGCCAAAGATTCCGGCTCATCTGGTCGAAGGTAAAGGATTTGTCGTGATGAATGATGAATTGCTTTGGTGTGAGGTTTTAATCACACCTCCTTCGGTGAATCACTACTGGATTCGTGGAGCGAACAAGACCAATCGATTAAGTAAGCGTGCAATCCACTTTATTGACGTTATGAAGCGTTTTATCGAGCCGGCAGGGTATTTGGGTCGGGTCAAGGTAACAATTGAATATGCGCCACCTGATGCGAAAGTAAGGGACATCGATAACATCGTGAAGCCTTGTTTTGATGCACTGTCAAAAGCTGGACTGATTCAGGATGACAGCCAAGTGGATGAACTGACAGTTAAACGGTTGCCAGTCTTCAAAGGCGGAAAGCTGGTAATTCAGGTTGAAAAG